GCCATCTGGTTAGCCCCCTTAGGAACCAAACTCAATTCGTCCAGTTCTAGGTTAATAAGTTCAGTCGGCATTACAACTCCTGCTTTTGGGCGCGGCCCCCAATGCTAAATTCCGCGTAATCACCAGCCTTGACTTTTTCCCAGAGGGTGTCATCAGTTACATGATAACCAGTAATCCAACCCTCCTTCTCAGACTGGATTTCTAGTGCTGCACAAATCTCTTTGCTCATGGGGAAGGAGTGGACAATCTGCCCTACTTGTTCACCTGAGTGATTGAGTTTACCAACTCGTACACCCTTCATAAACTCATTGATTGATTTGTGTAGCGTATCTGTTTTAATGACATCGCCCTGTAGGTCTACTACAAGTTCGCCTTTGTAGGTGGTGACAGAAGCCCAACCGTAGATAATACGTTGTTCATTATCAATCTTGATAACCTTAAAGGCATCCTTGTGTTTCTTTTCCACTACAAACTCCATAATGGCTTCTACTACCGCCGTGAGTGCATACTCCATGATCTCCATACGATCTTCTGTAGGAGCCTCTGTAGCGCCCTCTGGAGCTTCACCCTCACCTTCAAGTAGGTAGTATGCCAAATAGGCTTCTTGGCTCTCTGCGGGCATATATACGGCCTGTCCATCGTATGTACTAACGTGGATAGCTCCATCTAGTCCCATGTCCATACTACGAGCCTTGGCTTCACCTTCAGTGGTAAAGATGTCAGTCGCGTATTGAGCCTTTTTGATTGCACTGTAAGCAGCAGCCATAGCTTTTCCTTCGTCTTTGGTATCTGCAAATACAGAGTTGAATACTTGTCGGAATTGACTTCTCTTACCTTCAGGGATACTAGAAGGTACGTCATTAACTGAAGCGTACGGCATTATCCTACAACCTTTGCTAAATAACCTTGGAAGCTACCAAATACGACTGCGTTGTTTGAGTCTGACTCAGCTACAATACGTATATCAGCGTTTCTAGGAATTATAATTGCAGGGTCTAGGTTAATATTCCAATTACTGCCTATAGAGTTAGCTGATACAGCAGCCCCTTGAACAAACACCCTACCTGCCAGTCTAGTTTCTAGGTAAAAGTCTACAGCAGCAGCTTGCTTACCTGACACACCACCAAAGCCACCCGTGAGGATATAATAGTCAGTGTCACTGAAAGTGGTAGCCCCTTTGAAGGATTCTTGGAACCCTAGTGGGATGTCTATGTGTATCTTGGTGAGGTCTGTAGGTACACCATTCGTCAGGGCAGTATTCTCGTAAACTACAACACGACCTTGAAGTAGACTGCCGTTGTTGTTAGTAACAATAGAAACCCTAGCCAAAGGAATAGGCAATGCTACTCTTGTTCGACCATTAAGGTTAATAATCTGAGTTACAAAGGTAAACTTTTGGTCAAACCCTGTACCTGTTACCGTGTGACCCTCGATGTATATTTCTTCCCCATCAGCTACAGAGCTAGAGGAGATACTGTCGATTGCGTTGGTAGATACGTAGGCCTCGTGAGTGACGTTAACTGTCCAAACTGTAGATATAGTGTCAGCGGTGAGAGGGGCTGATTTACCAAACTTGATGAGAGATTTACCTTTTGCATCTATTGACACTACATCGCCAAAGGTACGGTAAATCTCCCGTTCTGCTTGTACTAACCTAGCATCAGATACTTCATAGTTCTTTCTGGACCAAGTAGTCATTTACCACCCACCTCTTGTGTAGGTTCAGGAGGGTTAGCCTTAGCATTGACAAGCCTACGTTCAGCCTCAAGATCAGCTTCATAAAGTTCCCTGTCCAAAGTAGGCAGTTCAGCGTTAGCCAAGAGTGCATCTACAATATCAGGTTGTGAAGCTAGGTTAATATCTGCACCATTAAGGTTACGAAGATAAGAACCCAACTCCTTAAGATCATGTGGAGCAACATCACCAGCAATAATCTTAGGCATTAACTTAGGGTCAAGACCATTCAACTGCCACAGAGGTTCTACTAATTGCTTATTAAGAACGTCTACAATTGTCTGAATGTATGCTTCGAGCGCACGTAGGAATAGGTCTGTTTTGCTTTTTGATAGCGCATACGATCCTGTTGAACCACCGCCAAGCATAAGAAACTCAGAAAGAACACTACGGGCAATGTCATGCTGATACCTACGAATAATTGGGTCGATGTCGATATTACGAGTACCGTTGGAGGACATAAGTTCTACATCTACCAAACGAGTACCCGAAGGCGCACCATCTTTGTCTGGATAGTTATCAGAAGGAAGGATAATATACCCTTGCTCGTTAAACTTAACATCCCGTAGGATTTGTTGTACACTACCTAAGAAAGAACGCTGGTCAGCACTAGCATCCGCAGATAGATACTCAGCAGGTACACGAGCGATAGGAATACCAGCTAGTTCACGTTCAACTGCAATAGCCTCAATAGATTGTAGGTTATTTAAGTACGTGTAGCTAGTATAAGCATTTCGTAGGATAGACCTACCCGAAGGATCATTGTTGATTACAGTTGTTCTATAATACAGTGACTTCTTAGTAGAAATGAAGTGTTTACCGTCAGAGTATGCTTGCCCAGTATCCTGATACATACCAAGGATGTCACCAGTCTTTTGGTCTACATCAAAGCGAGATACAGTCCAAGGAGCGCGCGATGCCAGCTTACGGACGCCAATACGACCATCAGGGTACTTAGTGCGCTTCTTAGGGTTGATTGTGTCTGTAGAATCTCTACGCTTGTAGACAACCTCGAACCAAGCAAATCCGAAACTAAGGAAAGATAGTGCCTCGCTAATATGGTCATCAAGTGTATGTTCCATATCCTCTAGGATAGACTCTACAAAGTCCGCCTCAGCTTTAGCCTGATCCGTGTTGTCTACAGGTACTACCTTGAGGTCTACATCACGAAGGATTTGCTCTACAGCATAAAGGACAGCACCAATAGTGGCATCATTATCCCGCATCTGCTGGTAGGTACGAATAGCCTTCTTACCGCGCAACTCAGGCAGAAACTCATCAGCACGAATCTGACCATTGTGAGTATTCGAGCCAGATACACCAAGAATAGCCTTAGATTGTGTTTCGCTCAACTTAATAGCCATTATTGGTGTCCTATGAGTTTGTTTAGATACTTACAACAGTGTATTACTTGGGCGCTTAACGGTTTCAGGATCAATCAACTCAATCCCGTTCATTGAAGCCCCTGTTTCTTCTGCATTGGATACGATGTCAGACCCGTAATAAGTCCAAGCCGTTGCCCACTTCATCCACTCGCCACGCGCCACCGTTGCTGCATCCAGCCAGAAATTGACGTGATAGCGATTGTCGATTGTAGCAGGCGTTACCTCACCCCCATCAGCGTCCACCACGGCAGGAACCAGCGTATGTGGCCCGATTTCCGTAATGGTGACACCCGGTGCTGGGATAAGTGGCCCAGAAGCTTCTACAGCGGGTGTGATGACCTCTTGCGTTTCAGGGTCTAAGATTGCAGGTTGTGCAGGGGTTTCATGTACCTTCAGCCCTACAGCCAAAGCCTGTGCATCAAAGGTGGCCTTGTCGGTTGCCCGAACCATGCACCAAAGATTGCCACGGTCCAAGGTTGCATAGACTTCTACGTCATCCACAATCACACGCTTGCCTCCGCTATACCTGCATCGCCAATGTCATCTGCCCATACGCGGAATTGCTTGATTGTCCCCATGAAGTCAAAGCCGATCTGCATATCCGTAGCAGACAAGTCAGGCAGAGCCGTAGGTGTAGTGTTTGCCGTGAGTGCTGTCCCATCTACTGCGCCGTTGATGAAGGTAGAGCCGTGACGTGATGCAATGTTGAACGGGACGTTGATGCCGGGGGAGTAGGCAGGTGATCCGACTGCATCAAACACGCCAGCCGCTTGCTGGACTGCAAAAAAGTCTCCAACTCGCGTCGTGTCCGTGTTGAGCCACAAACCTATTTCGTTGTTTGCATCTTGCTTCCAACGCAAGAATTCAAACTGTGGGCCAACACCCAAATCAGCATAAGTCATCGTCCCTTCCATTTGGATAGAGACTGCTGAACCGCTCCAAGGCATATTCACCGCAGGGATGGTCATTGTATCCTCCGCGCGGGTGACTGTGGAGCCACTGGTGGGGATGTAGGAACTTGGGGTGGAGGCGGCTTCGAGTTGTACATTCGTAACCGTGCCGGATACTGTGGCCGTCAGCGTTCCTGCCGTTGGTGTGAATGTCAGGCTGACACGGTTGTTTTCACCAGTGCCTGTGCCGACCAATGGCCCAGCCGTTGACACGCCAGAGAGTGTGATTGTCCCCGTGCCTGTGAAGTGCAGCGTATGCGGAACGGCTGTCACGGTAACGCTTTGTGTGGACAAGGTGCCGCTATTCAGCAGCAAATTCGTCCGCGCTTCACTCTCGTGGAAGTACCCTTCGTCTACCCATGCAGAACCATTGTAGATGTGGTGGCCTACACGGGGGAGGTAAACTGCTGCACTCGTAGTAGGAACGTAGCTGTCACCAGTAGAAGGATTGTTGACCATGCCACCAAGGTCGGAGCGGTAGAGGTGTGCATTGCGGATATAAATGCCACTTACACCGTCCCCAGTGTAGGAAAGTCCAGTGCCATTATCGAGGTATAACACCAGCCGCTCAGTTGTTGGGGATACCAATTCGCTAGATATGCGATACCAACCATCTTGTAGGGCTGTGATAGTTCCAGCACCGCTGACAACGCTACCACTACCAACTAAATCAAATGTGCTACCAGCCAAATTGTTGTTTGTGATACGGACACGAGTCCGGCCTTTGGGCTTCACTTCAATAGCATTGGTATGTAAAACAGCAGGGACAGAAATGCCCGTAATATTAAGAACCCTATGGTTTCCTGTGCTAGTGTCTTCTGTAAGGAAATCTGCGCCAGCAGTTACACCAATCTTACTCCAATCCGCATTATCAAACTGCTCAGAATACTTCACCAAGTTATGCGGTGCCCACTTGAGTACACCATCGCTGTCAACCATCGTGGCATTGCCTGCACGGGTGTGGGTAGCAATATCGGAAAGATTACTCATTTATGCTAACTCTTTTGCTACAACAATACTTCCGTAACCAATATTAGGGAAGGTCTCTACTAGACCGCTTGGGTATGTAACCTCAATCTCGAACAAGTAATTACCTGCTGTAAGAGTACCATCGAAGGTGTAATAAACCACACCACCTGTGGCATTGGCGATAGTTGCCGCAGCATCAATAGAGATGGTCTTATCTGGTTGTGTGACGTGTATATCAGCACTTGCGCCTGTCAGGTCTACAGAAGAACCACTAGGGTCTTTAAGCGTGACATACATAATAGGTCGGGTATCATTTTCCTTGAGGTAGAACACTGTAGACATTACACAACCCCACTAGAAGGCGACACAAAAATAGAATTAAAGGCTTTAGACAAACTTATAGAATTAGAGGCTTTAGACAAACTTATAGAATTAGAGGCTTTAGACAAACTTGTGGTTGTCAATGTAGTTTCTGTACTCACAAGATATACCTCTTCTGTGAAGTCTAGAACAAGATCAGGAGGAAATGCCTCTACCACGTAATCGAACAGAAGGTAGTCACCCGACAAAATTTCAATTTGGCTACTTCCGAGTGACAATTCTAAATTCCTTAATTCTGCTTACCTAAGCCCTTAGCATTACTGTAGGCTAACTTGAGTTCTGGTTTGGCATAACCATTAAGCATTAAGTCTGTTAAGGCCCACACCATAGCATCTAATCTATCAGGAGAACCGATACTACCCAAAGGCTCCCAAGTACGCATTTGAGTTTCTAATTCCTCAAGGTTGCTACCATCTTCGGGGTTCCTTACGTGGTATACTAACTTGCGTTCATATAGCGCACTAATAGGTTCAGCACGGGCATACTTACCACGAGAGGCTCTTACAGCCTTAAATGGGATTGTATCGTCTTCACCGTGGATGGTGGTCTTAACCATGTCACCACCTTGGTTGACTT